AGGAAGTATGCTATGCCACCATATTGAGCTACAGAGCCACCTTCTATACAACCTACGTTACGACTAATCGTGTCAAACTGAAAGAATAAAGGTGAACCCACATAAGACATTCTTACAATGGCTTTTTCTAAAAATACTATACCAAACTCACCACCAACAATCCCAGTTATGTCACCACCATCGGGCAACTCTTGGAAATCACTTTGTGATGCACCGCCTGAAGTCCAATCTGTAGGGTCGTTTATATCACTCCAGTTTACCCTTGCTGGATTTGTGCCTGCACCTATATTGGCACACACTACAAAATCACGAACTGCTGTGATATACTTTGCAATAGGAGCAATGACAGATAAATCACCAAAGTAACTAGATGCGTTTATATCGTAATATTGAACCTTATCAGAACCATTAGTAGCTAGTGCATAGTTAGAAAACTGTAAGAATTGCCATCTATATGTGCCTGAATAACCACTTCCTATAACTGTTCCTGTAGCCGCAGCACTTGTAATATTTCCAGTTACTAAAGCGTAAGTAAATGTAGTAGAACTAGGCACAGCAGTAATAGCATAAGTACCATCAAATGTGTTATTACTTGCGTCTACTGTTACAGTATCGCCTGTGCTAAAGCCATGAGCCAGAGCAGTAGTAATTGTAGCTACGTTAGATGTTAAGGCTACGGTAGTAATGCTTCGTGATGCACTTTTGCCTACATTATCTAATGCTAAAGTAGTAGAGTCTAGTTTAAATAATTTAGTCAGACCGCCTGCAAACAAAGTAACATCATTATCTACTTTAGTAGCAAATACGTTAGTTAAATCTTCAGAAGCACTTGCAGAATAGTTGACTGCTGACTTAAATTGACCATAACCTACCGCTAAAGGAATGACATTATTAGCTTCTGATACTGTGTCTAATATAGATGGTTGGTCAGGTAACCAGTCTTTAAATTGTATACGTTGTGTTGTCATATAAGTTTTTTATTAAGTATTTAATGTTCCAGAGCTTGTAAATGTATGTATAGTCTTTCCACCGCTAGATGTAATAGTTCCGCCAGTAGCTTTTTGACCACCAACGTATGAAATAATTACAACGCCTGAACCACCAGCACCAGCCGCTCCTGAAGTGCTTGAACCATTACCACCGCCACCACCGCCTCTGTTAGCTGTACCATTTTGTCCATTAGCTGGAGAGCCATCTTTAGTTCCGCCATTTCCTCCCACTCCCGAACCACCAGCACCTCCTGTTGTACTTTCCCCTACTTCCCCACCGCCACCACCTCCACCAGCATAAAAAAGTGATGAACCAGAAATAGAATAAGCTAATCCTATACCACCAGCACCACCACCAGAAGAACCTCCAGCACCGCCTGCACCACCTCCACCACCACAATTAGCTCTACCAGATGAACCACCACCAGCATTTCCATATCCAGTAAATGGGGATGAATTTCCTTGTGTAGCAGAACCACCTGTTCCAACATAATAACTAGATGTTCCAGCACCTCCGCCAGAGCCACCATTACCACCATCACCACTAATATTTTTTGCACCATAACCACCACCAAGAGCAGTATATGTTGAAAATACTGAATTACTACCAACTGAACCATTTACTATAGTTGCAGATAACGCACCAGCACCTCCAGCACCAACAGTAACTGGATATGCTGTATATGGCAATAATGTAAATGCAGAAGTATGCAATAAACCACCTGCACCACCTCCACCAGCAGAAGCCCAACCACCGCCACCGCCACCACCAGCTACAATTAAAATTTCTGCAATAATTTTATTTTTACCAAAACCACCATAAGAACTTAATGAAGAAGATGCTATTCTGGACAATAAAGGCATAACTAATTCCTATTTGAATTGTGTTTGTGATGTTAATACTGTAAAGGCTGCTGACCCTGTTTTAATAATTGTATAAGAATAAGCATCTATTCCAGAAACATTGCCAGATGTCCATGCTGAACCACCTTGATATTTAGGAGTAACAGATGTGCCATCTACTTGAACTGCACTATTGTAATAAGCTGTTGAGCCTTGTGTAACTAAAAATACTACTGTAATAGATTCACCTGTAGACATAGCAGTATTTAAAGATGTACCACTAGATGCTCTAAAGTTTACAGTCCAGTTAGCACTTGCGTTACTTGTGTAATAAACAACTGATTGTGTAGTAGCATCATAGTTAATTGTGCCTGTTGCTGCGGTAGCTGCTATTGTTACACCTTCTAAAGCATTGACAAATTTAGATGAGATAACACTAGATGAGCCTGTGAATGTTTGTTTAGCAGTAAATGAGTTTGCAGCAGTAAATGTAGTAGCTACATCATCAAAGACTGTATTGACATCATAAGCCTGAACATTTGTGCCAATCACTAAGCCTAATGCAGTTCTAGCGGTAGCTGCTGTAGTAGCACCTGTGCCACCTGCTGTGAGTGGGATAGTATCGCCACTTAACCCAGCTTGTAAGTCTTTAAGCTGTGCCATGACAGACCTAAGAGCATTATTTACATTAGCAGGTGAGCATCCTTCTGCAATGTTAATATTACTAATGTCTGTGTTGTTAGCTGCTGTTGAGTCGTATTCACTAATTTTTGTCTTTGCCATTTTTTATCCTATTTGTGACCATGTGTTAGAACCTGCTGATGCAGTTGTCCAAGTTTCTGTTCCTGTTGCTATTGTTGTCCATGTTTCTGTACCTGCGGTAGATGTAGTCCATTCCTCACCTAAACGATAACCTTTAGCGGTGACTGTGCCTGAAGCAGATATGGTAGGGGATACATTAAATACCATAAAGCCACTACCTGTAAATAACCCTGAACCATTTACATTTGCTATACCTAGTTTAGTAAGAATACCTGCTGCTGCTACTAAACCTGATGCTGTAATAGCACAAGAAGCAAATATGGTAGAGAACGCATCACAAGTAACAGTTACAATACCATTGACATTAGCTACACCAAAATGTGTTGTACTCGCTAATGAGCTATAAGGTGTTTGAGCAAATGCACTTATGCCAAACATTAGTCAGCCTGTTCTGGCGTATTGCCTATTGCTGGTTGTTTTAGTGTAGGGTGTTCCCATTTAGCTATGTAATCACCACGACCATCTGAATCGTTTTGTAAACGAATAGTGGTTAGGAAGTCTTGTTGTTCTAGTTGTGGATAGATAGCCATTATTTTTTCGTATAAGTTCATTATGCACTCCTCGCCAAGAAACCACTAAATGATAGAGCAGCACTTCCACCATAAACTGTAGGTGTTGTAGCTGTAATATAAACATATAACTCTAAATAATCAGTTGAGCCATTCATAGAAATAAGATAGCCACCATTTATATAAGCTTCTGTAGTTGTAGTTTGACCACCTATATATTTTGCTAAACCACCATTTTTATAAATTCCCCCAAGAACGAAAGAAACACCTGTTCCACCAACATCAATAAGTGCAGACACTTCATAGTAACCAGCTACTGTTGGAGTAAAACGATAATTTGTAGTGCTATCAAAGTTGCTATTAGTATCAAATTCTTCTGTGTTTAATTGTATTTTTGTCCAAGTATTTGTTGTTGGTGTTTGGTTTGTTGACTTATAAGCACTAAACGCTGGAGCTGCCGCAGTAGGTTGGGTTATCCCTAAAGTCCCATCTAGTGTCATTGTCATAGTGCTGTTCCTTTAGGATACTTATTCTTTACCGCTAGACAAGCGTCTATGTATGCTTGAACTTGTGCGTTATCACCTTTGACGATACCATCTATGTAGTCTGTAAATGGTGGGTATTCTGCTGCACGTTTAGCTTTGTATGCTTCTGATGCTATTAAAGTTTCTACAGCATTGTTATCGTATGTGACTTCTTGTTCGTTTTTATCATATGCAACATCACCACGTATAGTGATTACGCTAGGATAAAGTTTATATATAGCTGAATGTTTATCCATTATGCTGCAATCTCCATTAAAGTAATTGTTGAGGTAGAATCATTATAATTTATACCTACCTGCGCAACATTTTGTGTAGAATTTATTTGTGTTTTATAAGTAGTAGGAGATGTTGTTGCTGGTGAATCTAAATAATTAATACCACAACCCCCTACCATTCCATATGTAGTACTATTATTGTCAGCCGCATATTTACTAATAGTGGTTAAAACAGACGCTCCTTTGAGAAGCCGTTGTCCACATCCAGTATTTCCTAACCTTTTAAATACATCAGCATGGTCAACTATTACTAATATTTTACTTGTAGCACTTGTTGGAGTTATTGTTGCCGTCAACCCTGTATCTACAAAAGTGGTAGTAGTAGTAGATACCTCCGTACTAAAAGCAGCATTAACCACTTGCAACACACTTCCTGTTGGTAATCTAGCGGCGGCAATTGTGCCTGTTAGTTGAGTTGCAACAATGCTTTTATTAGTAAGTGTATCTGTTGTTGTTTTACCTACTAGCGTATCTGTTGTCGCTGGCAAAGTTAATGTTGTTGTTCCTGATACTGCTGTAGGAGTTAGGGTTGTTGTGCCACTTGTTGCACCTGCTAGAACGATGTCGCCCATGTTATGCTCCTTCCAATGCTGTTATTCGTGCTGTAAGTGATGTAATAAGGGCTTGTTGCTCTTGCACAGTTTTTACAAGCAACCATGTTATTTCTGTTGCATCAAATGCTTTAATTTTTGTATCTTCTTCGTCATCTGCATTTAGTTTAGCATCATATGTTTCAACTGTATCAGGTAAAACTGTCATTACTTCGTCAGCAACAACACCTAATCCTTTTGTGCCTTCAGTTGTTCCACCCTTTCCGTTATATTCCCATTCTCTTACACGAACTTGCATAAGTTCAGTTGTGCCTTTTGTGTAATCACGAATGTTATCTTTAAGGCGTTGGTCAGATGGATTAGACCAAGTTGTTCCTGTAGCTTTTTGTGCTGTAGAACCTACAAGAACTATGCCAGTCTCTCCAAATGTTGTGTTATAACCGCCTCTTGGATAAATTTCTAAATTTCCATTCGCTGCATATTGAATAGATGCTTCATATCCTGTATAACCTAGTTTTATATAATTATTATTAGCCGCACGAATAGTGCCTTGAACATCTAATGTATTAACAGGAGTCATACCAATTCCTACAAGACCAGCAGAAGTTATACGCATACGTTCTGTGGCATTTGTCCAAAAAATCATGGGATAAGCACCATCAGAATACAAAGCAGAGCAATACGTAGTACCAAAAGCAGTTCCAGCACTATTATCTTTTCCTATGTAAAAATTACCGCCTGTATTACTTGTATGTAAATAAGACCCTGCTGTTGTGCTACCTGAAATCTTTATTACTGTTTCTGTTGCTGCTGCACCAGTAACATTAAGTTTTCTATCAGGGCTACTTGTACCAATCCCTACATTACCACTAGAGTCTATACGCATACGTTCTGTATCATTAGTTGTTCCAACATTACCATTAGTATTAAAAGTAATATTTCCAGCAGTTGAAGATGTATTTACAAAAAGTATTGATGATGTAATTTGATTTGCAGTAGCCCCTGATGTAGATGCTGTTTGAACAATTGCACCATATCTGCTTGCTGATGAACACCCTGAAAAAAGTAATGTAGGATAATTATTTGTTCCAGTAGATTGAAGCCCAAGTTTTGCATTCCAACCTGCATCTCGTGAAACGCTGGTCGTAATTGTTAAACCAGCATCTGTGGTAGTGCTAGTACCAATCCCTACTCTTTGTGATGCGTCTATAGTGACTGCTGTGGTGTTACCTGTTTGTAAAGATAGAATTCCTGTGCCGTCAGCCGTTTGGACTATGGCTGCTGGACTTGTACTTGCGTTTATGGTTGATGCCATTTATTTTCCTTTATAAAACTACCCAACGACTGCCACTAGGAACTGTAACTACTACACCACTATTAATAGTAACTGCTCCCACGCTACTAGCTCCGTATCCTGTAGGTATAGTGTAACTTGCAGCAATAGTCATATTGTTTACAAAGATACCATTACTAGCGGCTACTTGTGATGCGGTTAATAATTTAGTCGTGTCATTGTATGTGAGTGTAGATGAACTTGATAAAGCACTTGCACCATTTCCAAAAGGAATATAGTTAGCAGTTAATGTGGTAATGCCTGTACCACCATTAGTGACAGGAAGTGTGCCTGTAACATTAGTAGTTAAATTAGTAAAGGTTGTTGATGTCGTGCCTGTTCCACCATTAGCTATAGGTAATGTGCCTGTAACACCTGTAGTAAGCGGTAATCCTGTGCAAGAAGTTAATGTGCCAGAGCTAGGTATGCCTAATACTGGTGCTGTTAATGTGGGTGATGTAAGTGTTTTGTTTGTAAGTGTGTCTGTAGTAGCTTTGCCTACCAATGTATCGGTAGAAGTTGGTAAAGTTAAAGTGCCAGTATTGACAATAGTAGCAATAACTGGTGATGTTAATGTCTTGTTAGTTAGCGTGTCGGTTGTAGCTTTACCTACTAAAGTATCTGTAGCTACAGGTAGTGTCAGGACAGAAGTACCTGCGGTTGCTCCTGATAATACTGTAGTTGTGCCTGATGTAGAACCACTAAACTTAACACCTGTTGTGCCAAATGTAGGTAATGTTGCAAATACTAGAGAACCTGAACCTGTTTCATCTGTGACTGCTGCTACTAAATTAGCTGATGACGGAGTACCTAAAAAGGTTGCAACGCCTGTGCCT